AAGTTTTTTTCTCTAACCCCCCCCGCCATACCATCACAGTCATAACCATATTTCGAAATTCCACTAGTTTTAACGCGCTCTCCTACAGTAAGAATAGTCGACGATTCCTTTTCGCCCCTCAAAGAGCTATCGCTCGTCTTTAATGCAGCAACATCGCTCTCCAACGACTCTACTCGCTGCTCTAACGTTGGCTTGTCTGCGGAGATTTTGCGGAATAGTACTACATCGCCAGGGCGGAATTCTAGCGTATCTCCATCTTCGTCAATAAACTCTGCTTCACCGTACTCATCCGGACCCAAAGATAGGTAGAACGCGCCTTTAACGATATACTCGTCTTCCGAGATTAAAGACAGCAACAAATCGCCTTTCACCGTAGTACCTTCAACCTTCGCATATTCCGCACCTTCATACGAAACTTTCGTAATTTCACCGTTAACCATATCTAACGTTTTTACACCGTTTAATTTCGCCATGTTAATAAATCGCTCCCTTTTCCGTAATTTTTAGGTCTAGCCGTTTCCACTTCTCGCTTGCTTCGTCAACCTTCGCCCAATACTCCGAAAGACATCTATTCTCCGCCAGATAAACGTGCTCACCTACTACGCCGATAAATGCGTCACAGTCCGATAGGCTATAAACATCTCCGCTGTTTTTCAGACCGCGAATGACGTAATAAGGCACGCCGTCCTTTTCGCGCTGCTTGATCGTTTTTACTTGGACGCGCATCTGTTGTCCGTTCTTGCTCGCCAGCAAATCGTGCGCTTCCGGCACGGTCGGCTCTGATACCGACCATCCATCCGCTAATAACGCAGCCATTGCGAGTAGTTCCGAGTGACGTCCGATTGTGCTCGTAGATAATTCGTTTTGCGTCATAACTGCGTCACCTCCTCGGACTAGAACGGTAAAGGTTCTTCGTCCTCATTCGGAGTATCTTCGCCAGTTTCGTTTTGTGACGAAGGTGCGTCGCCAATTCCGATTAAACTTACATCGAACCCTGCCTGCTTCAACAACTCGACCATTTCGGCGTCAGACTTTTCGAACCAAATTCCATCGAATAATCCTGGTGGAAATTCTGTCGGAGCATTTTCGAAATTCGCAAGTTCATCGACAGTTAGCTTTTTCGCCATATTAATGATTGGCGACAATACCGCAGTTGTTGCTGGACCCTCTCCGACCTTTTTAATCTCGAACGCTAATTCTCCTAGCTCGTCGTTGTACTCCGTAATAGCTGCAGCGACTGCCTTTGCTTGTCGTTCGGATAAATCGAACAGAATCGGCTTACCTTCGGATAGCTCATAGAACGCCATTACAAAGCGCTTCTTCGCTCGATACTTATTAGCTTCGGTTGCCTCTGCATCTTGGTAGTGATCCGATTTATCCTTGTGATATTTCCACGCTTTATCCCACGGAGTTAAGTCGTCGACTGGATACCCTTTAGCCGATTTCTTAGACGGGTTCTGCGCAATGAATGAATTAACGCCTCGTCCGTTATTGCTTTTCGCGTGGATGCCGTAAGCATAGACCATCTGAACTGCCGTTTTGTCTACGACTTTCACCTTGAATGTTGCGCCACTAAGCGAAGTGATTTGCATCTTTTCTCCGCCAGACCCTCCACCTGTTTCATTGAGTGCGTTTAATGCGTCTAGCCCAGTTTTAAATTGAGTCATTAATAAATCGTCCCCTTTTCGTATTTATTCGTGTGCTTAGACACTTTTTGTTTTTGCGTTAACACTGCGTCACTATTTCCGATTATCTACCGCACGAAGGAGTCGTAGCTTCGCCTTAGTCAATCCGTGCTGTTTCGTTTTTACCGTTACTTTTCGTACATGGTCGATAAATCTCATTCAATCACGCTCCTTTGTTTCGGATGGTTTGCGTTGCGCAACGTCTTAATCACCGTCCGTAAATGTAACGAAGGAAATGCCGGCTACTTTTAAGCGATGTCCCGACGCATCGAGAACGTTGCAACCTTCGTTACATTTACGGGCGAACAATCACAGCACGCTGTAGACCGACTCTGACTGCACATGCCGACATTTTGACGTCGACACCTGTAATCGTGCGGATTGAACGCACACAGACTTACTCACTGTGATTGTTTAAAGACTACTTCTACCGCCCTATAGAGCGTCCGATTGGCATGCTCCCCCCACGCTGTCTCAGGCGTCAGTCCGCCCGTAACATTGCGAAGGCAATCGGAAACCGTTCCGGATGCATACGCGTTACTCCGGCATAATAGCCTCTACAAGCATCGCGTCTACACGGTATGCGCTCGATAGGATGGACGAAGATGGTGCGTAATATCTTCGTAACCAATACGAGATTTAAAACTGCGTTAATATTGCGTTATAAATCGCCTATACGTGTGTATGCGCATGGTAAAATTTACTTCGTAAATTTACGATAAATTTGCGCTTGACATTCTGAAAAATGTCTGCGTATAGTTTTAGGCAAGGACAACAGCGCTGTCATTCTGAAACTAATACGAGGTGAAAATTATGCAAGAAAACGAAATTTATAATGTCTCTCAAAAAACCTATAATGCGCTTTATGCTTACTGCTCAAAATTATTACTTGCTGCTCAAGCAGAGATCAGTCACGAGCCTTATGCTACAGAATCTCACTTTACTGGAGCAGCGTTCTCTGATGATGTTGATGCTTATTCTGCAATGATTGAGCGACTAAACTATGAATACGTACCTACAGAGTTATTTAAAGAAGTGGTGAATTGTTCTGCAGCAGATAAACAAGGCGCTATCAGCAAATTATTTCGTCAAATTACTGTAGGGAGAAATGTGAACATTAGTCCTAAATATCAATACGTGTCACAAGAAACATATAATCGCATTCTTGCTATGCTTGCAGAAACTTTACTTTACGATTTCTCCATGCGTAACAGTAACTCTAACAAACTTACACATAAGTATTTAGACGAAGATATGAAATTTTACGAGTGGTTCAGTGGTGTGTATGAATCTAGCTCTCGCACTATCATCGAAATGATTGAGAGTGACGGGGCTTTATCAGGAATGATTACTGACTTAGCTAACCGTACTGACGATTTCGACGAGCTGATAATAGATATCATGAATACTTACCGAGTGAAGCCAGTTTAACTCGCTTGCTTCTGCGTCGAACTTGCGTCAAGTAACGGCAACAATTTCTCCGTCAATATTGCGTCGATATTATCGAAATCCCAGTACGGTATTCGTATGAGAGGTATTCCGTTGTCGACGCAGTATTGCGTTTTTATTGCGTCACGTCGTTTAGTATCAAGGAAACCCTTCACTCCTCCGAAATGATCAACTGGCTCAAAGTGTTGAATCCCGTCATATTCAATAGCCATTCCATGTACAAAGAAGTCAAATCGTAGAGGTCGTTTGTTATCTTGGTACCTTAATTGAGATTGCGCTTTATAAGGAATGCCATTCTCCTTTAAGAACATCGCAACAGCTTTCTCCCCCTTCGACTCTGCACATGCTGGACATCTATTTCCTGCGAGAAAATTAGTTGGCCACACTTCGTATTCATGACCACAATTGTTATGCTTCATCCTAATATAATCCTTGGCGCTGATGTACTCTCCGATAACCGTATACTCACCACAAGTAAGTTTTTCGATTTCTTGAGAAAAATAATTTAGCGTCTTTCTTCCCTTGCCTTGGCACCTAGCACATTTTGTTCCGCTCAGAAAACTGTTTGCTGTTATTTCATACGGCTCTCCACAACTCAAGTGTTTAACTAAGATGTAACTGTGTGCTGATATATAATCAGAAATCAATGCATATTCTCCACAAGAAACCTTTTCAAACTCTTGCAAAAACGTCTCATCATTCTTACGTACTCCGC